TATTTTGTAAGCATCGGGCCGGCCGTTCCACGGGCCTAGCCAATCGGGATGTTTGCAATAGGATACGGGCAACCATCCAATAATTTGAAACACCGGCCACCCTCGCACAAATACCACGCGGTCATTGTCGTTGTCATTGGTTTGAACAAACCCATAATCACGGGTCATGTTCATAGTGTGTTTCACTTCCCAATCTGGAAACACATCCGGTTCATTCTTGAAAACGTCCACGTGTGGCGTAAAGTCTTTGACCCCTAGCCATTCGGCCACGGCTATTTCCGCGCCTACCGCTTGGATGTTTTTGAGAATAATCTCATTGTCGGTGTACCCGTAAGTGCCGTAACGGTGGACGTGGCCCGCTTTGTAGGAACTACGGCAACGGGCCAATCCGGCGTGAATAGCCATTTTGTAATCCTCATTAGTGAGGCTAATCTCAACGACCATTACATTTGCCACAAATCCACATTATTTCTTCACTTGTTTGGCCAAAATCATCGCCAATAATGGTGATGGATTTGCCCAATTCAATCGGTTGTAATTGTTCGCATTGGTCGCAATGGCGCAATGATGTTGCCGGTTGGTCATCACCGAATTTAATGGTTTTGCCGGTAGGTAAAATAAATTCAACGTAGCCCATGTTATGCCTTCCGTTTCCATTCGCGGCCGTCGGCCCCCACGGTGGGGCATCGTTCACCGGCAACGTCCACATGGAGGCCACAGAAGAAAGCCTCCCATTTGGCACCTGATTTGTTTACGCCCGATTTATAGACACGTGCCCCATGTTGGCAAGTCTTAATATCAGCTACGGTGATTCCCGCACCCGCTAAGGCTTCACGGGCCATTTTCATTGCTTCATCTTTGAAACTTTGTGCAGGGGTGGGGGCTTCCCACACATCGGCATTGGGCACCGATTCGCCGGCCGATGTGCGGACAACGGGCGGTTGGTCCACTACTTGTTCCATATTCTCGCGTGTGGGCCGGTGGTCACTTGGAATGAGCAATCCCAAGGCACGGCCTACGGCACTTGTTGAAGTATCTTCGACATACCAACGTTTCATATTGGGCCGATAAAACGCGGTGTGCCCATAAGCGTAATCCACGGCCGATGGGGCTAATTCAATTTGTGATTGGTAAATGGATGCTTCCATTAATACCCATTCACCATTTGCATCGGTGCCGCGGTCCACAATGGAAACGCAAATGCGCCCATCGGGAAATTGACCCCTAAACCGTTTGATGCGAGAATTGACATCCTCATATTCACTTAAATTAATCGCCATGGTTTACCGATTCCCCTGCACGGGCACGGGTGCGCCCAATCCGATAACCGCGGTGGAATCCTTCATCTTTTCCAATGTTGTAGCCGCGCGACCATGCTAAAACGGCCACCATAAAGGTAATAAAACAATAGAACGCCGTAATGGCGTAAGGTGCCCATCCGGTCCACATCATGCACCTACTTGGGTTTCAAAATAGGTTTTTACATCGTCCAAATGTAGCCGGCCACGTTTGGCCTTAATGTTGGTTTTTGTGTCTAACGGGGTTGTTTGTATCCATTGGCGGATAACCTTCGCGCGTACAAAAACCACGCCATCGGTCCAACAACCACTTGTTGCATCGTAATCAATTGCCATGTGTAGCCTCCATTGGTAAGGGTGCCGGCCCTCCCAGTAAGGGCCGGCAAATCCATTATGGGGCTAATCACCGACAAACGCATTTCATTTGGGCGGCGTGTCTTTGTTTTTATCCTTTGATTTCAACCCATTTCCGGCCAAAACGCCACCTAATGACCCTGTAAGAAAAATAGCTAAAGTTTTCAATAGGTCAATAAAGGCCGCATCGTTGGGGGCTTGTTTCATGGGTTGGGTGACAAACACCAACGCCCATACCGCACCAACAACCAACACAAAAAAAGTAGCGGCTAGGGTGCCACCAATAATGAGAATTAGGCGCGCGTGTATATCTTCCGGCGTTAATCGCCGTGTAGATTTGTCCATATTTCTAGCGATTAACCAAGTCATCAACGCACGTTCCCGTTGATTCACATTCCCCGCCTCGGTTGCATTGCGGCGCGCTCCAATTTTTGAAGTCTTGGCAGGGGTATCGAATGGACCCGTCATATCCACATCCCGTTAATGTCAGGATGAGGCAAACGGCTATTGACCATTTACGCAATTAGCGGCCCAATGGGTCTTTAGGGTTGAAATAGCGATAAGCCACCGGCAACACCGCGGCCACACCGGCATTAAAGATAATTTTCCAATCCTGCACACCGCCCATGTAACACGCTAGGCATGCGGCCGCAAATGACCGAAACCATGAACCGGCAATTTGTTTAATTGTTTTTATTGTCTTTTTTGTCATTGTCATCATCCAATCCCAACGCTTTTATTTGCGCGTTGGCTTCTGAGGGTGAGCAACCAATTTCAAAATGCATATCATCGGCACGTTTACGAAATGTGTAACCGCCTATAATTAAATACTTTTCACACAATTCATCGAGAATGTCGCGTTGTTCGCTGGTAAATGTATTCCGTTTGCCTAATGGGTGTTTAGTAGCATTCAAATCAATTGCCGTGCCCGATGCGTGATTGCTAAGGCCCGTGGTTTGCCCCCTAATGGGCCTATACGCAAAACCCCAATCATCTAAAGAACCTTCATCAATGGGTTCAACTAGATTGTGAAAATCTTCCGCAAATGCGACCAATAACGGCGCGCACCTTTCCGCCAATCGCAATTTAATTTTAGTGCTTTTTACGGGAAATGAACGCACCTTGATTAATTCAGGGTTCTTGCTCGCTGGCCACCCGTTTTGCGATTTCTCCATTACAACGCGGCGATTTCTTCCGGTGTAAGGCCCAAGGCCGCCAATTTTGCTAATGCGGATTCTTTGTAATTTGGCTCATCCACGCCAACGTGGGCTTCAACAATATTTTTAGCCTTTTCGGCAAATTTCACATCAATGTTCAACCATAATAAATCGTCTTTAATTGTGGGAGAATCATCAATTTGCACACCGTCCGCTATTAATTCATTTTTCAATTGTTTGCCATTTAAGGTGGTTGGAATGATAAAACTTAACATTATGCCCCCAAATAAGTGACTTGGATTGGATAGCCGCTTTGGTAATTTAATGAAACGCCGGATGTTTGATAAGCATAAAATTCAATATAATCATTTGCATTGAATGAAATAACGTGCGCAAATGAAATGCCAGGTTCGGTTCCTGAACCTTGTTGCCCAACGCAAAAAATTCTTGCCGTCAATGCGCCATTTAAATAATAAAAAAGAAAACGCGCGCCCGTGCCGTTTGCTTCAAATGATGAAATGCCGGAAATTAAATATTTTCCCGTACTTGGCATTGTAATGCGTGAGGTATTGGAAACCGTTGAATGAAATGAGCTTGTGTCGTATTGCTCGGTGTCCCACGTTATTTGCACATAAGTTGAATTGGCACATGATTTGTTTGTTGAATTAGAAACCGATACACCAACAAAACTTGTCGTGGCTGGCGTTGCCCATTTTAAACCGGTTGCGGTGGAACTATCCGCGGTCAAAACTTGATTATTTGTCCCAACAGCTAAACGACTAAATGCATCCGCGCCGGTTCCCGCAATTAAATCACCTTTGGCATCTATGGCGGTTGCCATGCTATTGGTAATGGTTACATCCCCTGACGTACCACCACCACTAATTCCGGTGCCGGCGGTCACGCCGGTTATGTCACCGGCACCATAGGCAACCCAGGCCGCACCATCATAAATTTCAAGTGCGTTAGTATCTTTGAGAAATGATGCGTTGCCTTCCTGTGGGCTAGTGACGGCCGCGGTGCGGGCGGCGGCATTGGCGAACACCCACACACCTTGCATTAAATAACCGTTAGTGTCTGCGGCGGTTAATACATCCCCCGTGACAAACGTTTTAAATCCTTGACCTGCCGCCATTTTTACCCTCCGTTAATATGATAGAACATTTTGACCTAAAACCCCGTAATTCGCGTTGTTCAATATGAAAGTTTCAATAATAGGTTCCAATGTAGTAAATGTGGTCCTAAAACTATTTGGCGTGATGGAATGGGCCACCCCAAAAATCTGCAATGTTTTAGTTAAGTTTGTGCCGTTGGGTTGGGCTTGGCTAACCGTAATGGGGTCAAAAAAATCCAAATCTAGGGCCGCGGCTATTCCGGCGGCATAGTTAGGCGTGTATAAATCTAATGTAATTGAATCGCACCGCACCGATGTTGTTGCACGGCTGGCCACATAGGCCAATGCATAATCTAAGGCTTCCGCGGTGGTTTGCATTAATAGATTTGTTTGCGTGTAGGAATGAAGAAAAAATTGGTCAATGGAATCTTGATTAGTAGCGACTTGGGTGGCCAATCCCGTAGCTGTAATGTTGGCTTGGTTGAAAATCAAATCATCATTGAGAACCCATTGGGCATTTGTGTATTTGATGGCCGTTCCCGTATCGTCAAAATTGGTAGCGGTACCGGCCACGCTGGATGAAATGTAGGACCTATCCCGAAACACGGCCTTGCCTTCCACATCGGCGTACATGGCTCCATATTCGCTTAATTGGCATATCGTGAGGGCATTGAGGGCAGATTGGGTTGTTGTTGGGGTCAATTGTAGGGTGGTATCCCCTGCCGAAATGTCGCGCATGGAATTTGGCCACCCAATTTCATCCAAAATTAAATTAACGCGGGTTCCACTTAAATTCCCAGCCGCTTGTCCGGTGACACCACTAATGGCACTCAAATTCCATAGGTTCATTGCATCTACGGCGGTTATAGTGGTGTAAGACACTTCACCGGTCAAACGGCTTTGTGTGTATTGATAACCCGTAGTGTATCCACTAAACAAATACCGCATGGTGCCGGATGTGGCCATGACCTGAATTTTTCGCAACGGTTGTAAAGGGTAATAAGGGCTTGATGTGTTTTGAGGATTCCAATAACCCAATTCATCGGCGATGCGAATGGTGAGGGTGCCCGCTTGAAATTGGTCACTTAATGGATTGCGCCCGCGCCTAATTTCCACATTTTGAATTTGGTCTGAAATATCCACTACGACCGATGCCGAATCGCCCAAGGCATCTAAATCTAAAACACCCGTGCCCAAAACTAATGTGTTGGCAAAACTAGCGCCGGATGAAAAATTGACTTCAACTTTTAACGTGGGGACGGCCATTAGATAAATCCGGCGGGCGCGGTCACATACCCATTGCGGGTAGCAATGGTGACATATTTGTTAATTTCCCGAACTAAGAAATCTTCATTACCAATGGCACCGGCATTGACATTGACAATAACCGGCGGCACGGCCGCGTTGCTTGCCGCTTGATTGCGAACATCGGTTGCCACATCATAATTGCCGAATGCCATTCCACCGGCGGCCGGTGGGTTAGTCAATCCACCCATAATTGGTGCGGGCATTGGCGGCACACCAATTCCTTCCATTAAATCACGTGGTCCGGTAATTTGACGACCGCCCACGTCTGCCGTGAGATATTTGTTTTTGTTTTGCAATTCATTCATGTATTTTTCAAAATCGGTTAATTGTTCACCCAATTTTGTTTTTAGATTTGCGGCAACCTTGTTTTGGTCGTCAATTTGTGCCAATGCTGATTTAGCTGATAAGCCAATAATTTTAGTGTAATAGGCTTCATCGTCATCAAGGTTTTCGGTGCGTAGCGCCGCCAATCCTTCCACTAATGCTTTTTGTTCGGCGGTCAAATTGCGGGTTAATGCCGCGGCAATTTGATTGCGTTGCGGGTCAAATAATTCTTGCAACCGTGAACGTTTTTGCAATTCAACAATTTTTTTCACTACGGGGTCCACCGTGCCGGTCCATTTTTTAACCGGTTGAATATCCCATAAACGACCCCAACCAATGCCACGCATCAAACGCATATTGCGGCCCGTTTCGGCCGCCTTGTCTGCCGCATTTTCTAATGCATCGCCCATGCCTTGAATTATTTTTAATAGAAAACGACCAATCAAAGATTGTTTCATTTTGTTTTCTATTTCGGTAAAAAAAGTTTTAAGAAATACGGGCAACCCCCGCAAAATATCGCCAATCTTCAAACCTATTTCCTCAATGGCTTCGCCCATGTCTTTAATAGAATTTGTTTTGGTAAATCCTTTCAGAAAATCCAACAAACCTTCACCGATATTTTCTAGGGCTTTACTCATGGAAATTTTGAACACTTCCATTTTGCCGGCAAATGAATCTAAATTATTGATAGCCGCACCGCCAAATTCGGCATTTAATTGGGCCATGATGGCGGTCATGTCTTTGGCAGCCAATGCGCCTTTATCTAATCCTGGAATCAATTTGCTAATGGCGCTGACATTTCCGGCAAATCCTTTGGCCATGGCATCCGCAATAGTGGCCACATCATCGCCCGTTATTGCGCTTATATCCAATGCCAATTTTAGGGCATCCTGAGCATCGGTTAATTGTTTGGTGACCCGCACCAATGCGTTGAATGATGGGATTAACACATCATCCGAAACCGCCGCTTGTTTTTCTAATTGGTCAATAAATCTATTAACCGACGGGATGGCCGTGGCATAACCCAAATTCTTTAACGTGAATTGCAATTGTTTATTTAATTTGTCTTGTTGCCGTGCCGCATCCGCGGCCTTTTTAGCTAGGGCAATGACCCCAGCACCTAACGCCGCAAATGTTAATTTTGAGGCTAGGCTAGTTTTTCCAAATGATTTGCGTAACCGTGCCAATCCTTTTTCGGCCGCGTTTAATCCTTTAGCGGCAAACGCCGTAATGATGGAATACTTGATGGCCGGTTGGCCCGATTTTCCTGCCATAACTAATCCCTCAAATTCGGTAATTTGGTGTAGGTAATTCTAGACGCTTCCTCCAACGCGGTAATGATGCGTTCCCGTGTTTTCTTTTCTTTTCTCATGCCCGCGGCAATAACAATGCGGCCTTGCTTGAATCTGACAATAATTCGAGATTGGCGCTCAATGCGTTCAATAAACCATTTGCCCGCTTTAGGGTTATCACTTTGTGAAAATGCTTTAGAACGGCCATTTTGTTTTTTGCCCGCTTGGGAATTGTGAGGCCGGCCATCGGGATTACGGGAACCGGCTACCTCATACACCATGCCGGCGGGGTGTGTGTTGAGAATGGAATACATCCCCACAAAACCCCGACGGCTTAGTTTTTGTTGGCCCAAATTAATTTTAATGCCGGATTTGATTTCGGCCGGTTCAAATGCCAACCGATACCACACCGTGTTTGGTTTTTTGTTTCCCCATTGGCTCAAATTTACCGGCGGTCTATTTGGTGCCAAATTACGGGCATCGGTTTGAATTTCTTTTAGCGCTTCCTTTATTTGGCCATTCATTTGGTCATAAACGGTACGGTGAACGTTGCGAAGAACCTTTAGGGTTTCATTTAACCCTTCCACGTCGCTTTGCGGCGGCATCGGCGGCCCTCCCTTTGTCGTTTAAAACCTTAATAAACATTGCCAATAAAATGGGGTCCATTTCGATAAATTCCCGCGGACTAATGCCCGTGGTCACCGCCAAATTGGCCGCCAAATAATGCATGGTGTTTTTGCCGGCCAACCCTATAAAGGGTCACCATCCACCACCTCAACCGATTCAAGTAATGCCACAAATGATTCACCAAATGGCGGGACGGTTTGCCCTGCATTGTGCAACGCTATCCATGCCAAATAATAAATGTCACTTTGTGAATCTATTTGGGCAACACTTTTTTTCTGTTGTTTTTCAAATTTATATTGAACCAATGGGGAAATGTCATGTTCGGAAATCTCCCCATCGGTTTTAGTTACTTTTAATTTTGCTATTGCCATTGTGTAGCCTCCAATTTGTCTGTGTTACGGTGTTGTATCTACGGTAACCACGCCGGAAACGGGCCATGTGCAATCGGCCGTTCCCAATGAACTTACATCGCCATTAATATCGGTGAAATTGTCCACTAACACGTTAAATTGATATTCCGGGTTAGCAGCTGAAATTGCGGCGCTAGTTTGTTTTAAGGTAACCGCGGCAACCGTGCCCAATAGCGGGCGAATGGTTTGGTTTACCTCGGTTGAGGCATTATCCAATAGGAATGACACGGTTAGGGATGATGCCTCCAACCCTGCAACGTAGGTGTGGCCTGCGGTTGCGGTGGTGGTCATTGCGGTTGTTTCCAATTGGTCAAACGTGCGGTTGAGGGTAACGGATGTGACCTTATCGCTCAAATCAACGCCGCCGATTGTGAAAACAACTTGATTGTTAAGAAAAACGGCCATTATTCGCCATCCTCACTTTTCTTGGTAGTTGTTATTTTTTTTGGGCCAATGTGTCCACCGGCTAAAAGGGCATCAATGTTGAGGCCCTCCAAATCTGATTCATCAACATCGGTTCCACCTGGAACCACTCGGTCTTTACTAAATCGCAACCCTTTTGGGTTTAAAATGGTAAATTTCATTTTTAGCTCCAACTCGTCAGGATTTCCACGGTCATTTCCACACCTAATAAATCACCGGTGACCAATGAGATATTGGCAGGTGCGGAAATGTCCGAAATGTTTAATGCGTAACTTGCCGCACCTAATTTGGTCACGGCTTGAACAATAAAATCTTCAATGCCATTTAAATTGCCTTTGTTATCTAACATGGGAACAAACAATTGCACAATGAACCGCGCTAATGGCGCAACGCTAATTTGATTGTTGTTACTTGGGACAATGTAAGGGTCCGCCGGAAGAATCACGCATGAATTGGCCAATGGCGTTTCCGGTGGAAATTCAAACGTGGACCAAACCGCCGCGTTGGTTAATGTGGTGGCAAGTGTAGAACGCAATGTTGTTATGGCGGGTGTTGGCATCATCCCACCATTGAGGCTGGCCCCATGTATGGGGCTAACAAACCGCGAATGCGGGCAATGAGTGTGTTACCCATGCGGAACGGACTTGGTGCAAATCCATCAATGCTAGCCGCTTGCCCGCCGGCGGCTTGCCGCGCTTGCCAAATATCCACGGCCAACATCAATGCCGCTTCACGCACGGCGGGCACGGTTGCATAATCAACGTGTGTGGTAGCACTCACCGTGGCCGGTGGTTGAATGGCGTGTTTGGGTTCATCGCTGGCATTATTGACCGCGTAGGAAATTGTGTAGGTGCTAATTTTAGTGATTGTTTTGCTTCCGTTGTATTTGGCACCTGCATTGGTTACCACCACGGTTTCCCCAACATAAAGCGCATGGGGCAAATCAAAATAAAGGGTTGCAACGTTGTTGCTGATTGTCTGAAATAAAGCGGGAAATTTATCAAACCATAAATAACTTTTCACAATATCTTCCGCGGCTTGACAAACTTCCTCAACTACGGCCGATGAATAAAGGGTGGCAGAAATTCCCAAGGTTGATTCCAACTCGGCTTCCGTTACATACGTTGCCGGCATTTCTGCCCTCCCTTCATTCTAAGGCCCAACCCCGTTGGCTACTCGGCACGGGGTTGGGGGTCTATGGGTTATGCCTTGTTATTTTTGAATGCTCCACCCGCGGCTAATGTGGCCAATGCCCCATAACCGTAATACATAATTTCAATTTGACCGCTAGCAATAACGTTAGTGGTCAAACGCAATTGTGGTGATTCATACCAAACAAAGCAATCTGGATTGACTAGCAAAATAGTGCCATCTCCATCGCCACCATTGTTGTAATCAACAAATAAATCAAGTCCGGCGACATTACCGCGCAATGATGATGCCTCGACAACACCACCGGCATTGCTTGGTTGTTGCGCCATGTAAATTGGTCGCCCACCATCGTTGAGGGTCATAATGTTTGCCCATTGACCGCTTGAAACAATCATGTTGCGGGCAAATCGCTTGGAATTGCTATACACACTAGCTGCACCGCGTGAAACGATGCCCAACAATTCCGATGCGGTTGGGTATGTGGCAACGGTAGTTGAATCCAAGGTTGCGGCACTAATCAATTCATTGTTTACAAAATTGTTAGTCGCAAGTGCATAAGCATCGGCCATTTGTGAAACCAATACATCAAGGAACACCGGTAGTGAACGGTCAAATAATTCTACGCTCACTGTGTTTTGGCCCGCGTACTTATTTACTGTGGCCGTGACAAACTCAACCTCCATTCCGGTTTCGGATGGTGCTGAACCTTCATTGGTATCGGCTACGGTTGGAACAGTTTTAATGCGCGGAATTTCTAGCGACATTCCCGCGGCGGGCAATGGTGCGGTGTTGATGGCATCAATGCTGGCACGGAAACCACTAGATTTGCCGTTAAACAATGTGCCTAGTTGTGGGGTTGGAATCAATCCCGCATTGTTGGTGGTGGAATCATCAGCCGCGCGCACATATAGGGCCGAATCTGAATGTGGGTCTAGCGTTGCCTTTACTTTGTGATAAAGGTAATCAGCTGGTGTGTTAATTGGTGAACGCGGTGTTGCATAAACAACCGCGGTGTTGATTGGGCGTGAGGCTTCAACCTTGTCGGCTTCTACCTCGGGTGTTGGGGTAGCGTTTTCCACGCTGGCCTCACTTTCGGTTTGTTGGATTTCTTCGGTTGGTGTTTCATCTTGCTTTTCTGGCTCAACTTCACTAGCCAAAACCTGTTCAACGGATGCGCTTGCAAATGCCGGCGTGTGGACTAATGACACTTCTTCCAATTCGGCACTTGTAACGTGAATGACCCCGCGGCGTTCCTCGGAACGGTTTACTTTTACGCCCACGCTCAAACCATCGCGTAAATCTGCCGCCTCAATAAGTGCATCATTGCCGGCGCTGGTTTCGGCAACACGAAATTGAGCAAAAATTCCTGAATCGGTTTGTTGAACATTGATTGCGCGACCCAAGGGCTTTTTTGGGTCATGTTCAAGTAATAATTTAAAGCGACTATTTGGGATGGTAACGCTTCCTTTTTCAAAAACAACGTCACCAATGTTGGTGTGGCCTATTTCGCCAAATGGCAAAATCTTGCCGGCAATTACACGCCGTGTGGTGTCCGTGGCTTCAATCTGCCCCGAAAAATTTAATCTAAGAATTTCCATTAGGTGACAAATCCTCCATCTGCATCGCTTGTTCTAGGGTTATGAGATTAAGGGCCAGCATTTTTTCAATGACGGCTAGACGTGTGAGTGCATCGGCCCTTAAAAATGTTTCATCAATTTCAAACTTCACTACATTGCCAATGGCCGTGATGTCGTTCATGCTCAAACGGCCTTCAATAGCTGAAATAAATGGTTGCAAGGTCATGGAAACAAATTGGCGGCGCTCATCCAATATGTTGGAATAAGTCATAGAATTATTCATTTCACTACTTAATAAATACGCCGGCACATTACACAAACGCGCTATTTGCGTGCTAAGAAATTGCGAGGCTTCATTGTATGCCATTTCTTTAGGCGAAAAACTGGTTGTTTCATAACTTAGGGTGGAACTCAAATAAGCGGTGGAACGTTGCGCCCGCGCGGCTTTCCATTGTGCTAACAAACCGGTAATTTGGTCAGCTGGTAAATCTGCACCGTTATTTTTAATATAACCGGTGGGCATTGGCGTTGATGCGGCTACGGCCGCGGCTTTTTCCAAATCCAATGCGGCTTTTATGGTTCTCCCACCACGCGCCAAAATTCCTTCCGAATCAACACCTTGAAACGTAATTAAACTTCCCACACCGTCATTAGGTCGTTTGGTTCCATCTACCGCGTACGATGTAACTAATGTTTGATTTGCGTTAAACGTTGGGGTTACGCGGTCATTAGATACAAATGCAAAACTTGCGGGCCTTCCATCATCGGCGTAGGTGCTGGTCACTTCAAGATAAGCGGACCCGAAAAAAAACAAACTATCAACAATGTAGGACAACGTAACCGCGCGTGGTTGCCGTGGGTCAAATTGTTCTAACCACAATGGCGACCCCAATTCCTGCCCCGTACTTTTTCGGTATAGCGCCAATGGTAAGGAACTAATGACACCACAAATTAAGTTACGGGCGCGGGCGACGGATGGAACCGCCATTGCATCATCTCGGGTAATAAATAGATTGGGTTGAAATAATGAACTTGTCACCGTTTCCATAACCGGTGGCGACAATTGCGCTTCAATGCGGGGATTAGGCGTGGCCGGTTTATCTATGGCCTCAACCAAACGCAATGTGTTCAATAAACCCATGGAGGGCATTGTTTCACATTGTCAATAGTTTTTTTGCGTGTCGCTCACACCACAATTAATGCATTTGATTGCGGTTTATTGGCAAACCAAATAACCATTGCCGTTGCGACACACGCGGTCACATCACCGGCAGATTTTCGCCTAACAATACGCCAACCCGATTCCGTTGTTTTCATAGCGGCATTATTGATACTTGCCGTTAATTCCATTTGTTGTCGGTGCATCAATCGTTTGTTGCTCATGGCGCTAAGCATTTCGGAACACGCTTGGGCAAACGGTTGGCCGCTAATTTCTTGCAAGGGAACGCCCGCGTGTGCTAATCGGGAGGCAATGGCGCTGGTTGTGTAGCGGTCATATAACACCACCCGTGGCCGGTATTTTTTAATGTAGTCGTTGATTTGCACCGCTAGGGTCATGTCATCCAACGCGGTATCACTTGACCAATTAGCTAATAAAACAACCTTGGTTTTTTCTCCCTCGACTTGGGCGGCGACCAATGCCGCTTCCCTTGCCGATGGGGAAACATCCATGGCAAAAAAGGTTTGTGGCCCCATCTCAAATGCCATCTCAGGATTGGCGCATGAATCCCACGCACCCACCGGCCACGGACTAGCTAAATTGCCATCAATAAATTGGCATAACATTTCCGTTCTCACCGCGTTGGTATCGGTGTTGGATTTTATGCGGTGGCGCAATGTGTCCACGTCAATTAAATACCCCAAGGCCGGATTGGATTCCTGCCACCCCTTCACGTCATCAATGGTGCGGGTAGGGGATGCGGACCATTCCAAATAAAGCAATGATGGGTTGTTATCCTCAATGCCCCGTTGCCGCAAATTGTTTAACACGGTGGAACGATTATCACCGGCATTGGACACCGCCAAAATCACCGAATTTGGGCGGGCTTGCGTGGTGTATTCCACCGCGGCCCACACATCTTCGCCAATGGACCGCAATTCATCAACAAAAAAGAAATCAATGGACAAACCGCGGGGTGCATCCCCCGTGGCGGCTACCACCCGATATTCCGCGGACTTACCATTGATGCTAAATAGGATGCGCTCATTGCCATTGGTGGAATATGTTTGAACCCAACCGGTTTTCAATCGCGGGGTTTCCCTAATCATGCGGTCCAATTGCCTAAATGTTGTTAATGCCATGTTGCGAGTGCTAGACATACCGGCAACCGCCGTTTTGCCAAATAAATAGATTTGAGCCAATATCATCAATTTAGCTAATTCGGTTTTACCATTCTGGCGGCTAATCGTGAGAATCTGAGTGCGCCTCACAAACTTGCCATCCTTTTCCGCCAACATCTCACCTAATGCGTTGATTTGCCACGGTAATAATTTCATCCCAATTTCCTCGGCAAATGTCAGCACCTCGGGTAAACGGGTGTCCACTTTTTTTAACGGTGTCGTAAAAATTCGGGGTTTTGATGACCCGTAGATTCCTCCCCTCACACGCGCGGTTTTCTTTGATGTCGCATCGGCCGGCGATTGATTTGAATCGGTCACGGATTGGTCTGAATCGGTTTCGGATTGATTCGGACTTTTCGGGTAAATGTACGAAAAA